CCCAGCGCGGAGGGATTCCGGGCGCTTAGGGGCGCTCACAGCAGCGCGCCCGTACCCGGCCGGTACGGGCGCACGCGCGCACGAAAAAAGGGGACACGCACCCGCTAGCCGGGTGCGCGCCCCCTGATGGGTGCGGATGGGTGTGTGTCAGCCGCGACCGGCCCGCTTGGCAGCGCGCCGCGCCGCGCGCCGGTCGATCTCGGCCTGTGCCTCGGTAGTACCCAGCGCGACCAGCTCAGCCCCGGAGAGGCTGGTCAGGGCGCTGGTCGCGGGTGTGGTCGCCTTGCGGGTGGTCGCCTTGCGGGTGGTCACACCCTTGCCCTGCTGCCTACGGGTGGGGACGATCTTGACGGGGGTCTCGGACACGCCCACCGTCGCGATCTTGGCCAGCTCGCTCGCCTTGCTGGTCGCGGCCGCAACTGCGGCGGCGATGATCTCGGGGGCAACCCCATCCGCAACCAGCGCCATCGTGATCTTGGCAGCCAGGTCGGACGCCTGCTCGGGGGCAGGGGCGGCCGCCTTGCGGGTGGTCGCCTTGCGGGTGGTCGCCTTAGGCGTGGCCTTACCCGAGGTCAGGTCGACCACGGCCACGCCGAACCCGGCCAGCCGTGCGACCGCGTCGGCGGCCGCACCCGGCTGAGTGGAGATCCAGCCCTTGACGTTGCCCATAACCTTGTGCTCCCAGCCCAGGCCACGCGAGCCCATGATCAGGTTCGATCGGCCATCCGCACCCGGGGTCACAGTGGACGCACCCGGGATCATGAACGGCAGGTCAGTCAAGATCACGCCGCTGCCGTCGGCCAGCCGGGTGATGGTCGGCACGGTCGCGGTGGTGGTGGCCTTGCGGGTGGTGGTGGTGGTAGTCATCGTGTGCGCTCCCTCGGGTCGGGTGCTGTCCGGTCGATCCGGACAGCGGTGGTGCGGCTCAAACATTGCCCTAGGGGGTCACACCCTGTCAACCCCCCGTCCCACATACTGGGAAAGATTTTTCTGTTTCCGCAGGTCAGAGCCCCATCGCGCGCGCGCCGGCGCCTACGCACGCGCACAACGCGTAACGCGCGCATGCACACGACGCGTGCACACGACGCGTCACGCGCATGCGCGCTCACCCACCCGGGGGGGACCCCCTCCCCCGTGCGCGCGCGCCGGTCGGCCGGTCCGGGGCCACGGACCGCGTACAGGTTCGGAACTTCCAGCACTCTGAGATTTCCACCGCGCGTGTCGTTGCGGCGTGCCATCTGACCTGGGGTTATAGGATGCGGCCGAGACCGCCGGGGCGGGGCGGCGGAGGCCGCAGCACACAGCCGTCCCACGCTTCGGGCACGCGTCTACCCGTTGTGGACTGCCCGCGCGTATTCTGATCGTCATGACTTTCCCCTCGGGCCGGATCCTGTCGCCGCGCGCTGCAGCGGATGCCGCGCGCGCGCTCGCGACGCCGTCCGAGGTCGAACTGTTCGAGCTCGAGTCCGCGTCGTCCCCGTCCGTGCGCCAGTTCTTGGAGACCGACGAGTGGCGCGCGATCCGCGACCGCATCATGGGTGACGGCGCCCCGCCGCTCGGCCAGCCGCAGAGCATCGCCGAACTGGCGCGGATGATGCGGTGGGCGGCCGACGGCGCCTACGACGAGGAGCCGCTGCCGGGTCGTGCGCGTTTGGCGTACCTGCACGCGGCGACGGAGATGGACGCGCTCGCCCGCCGGCTAGATCGGCCGGCCGTCGCCGACGAGCTTGCCGCGCGGCGCGAAGCTGCCTGACCGGTACCCTGGGTGTCAGGAAGTCAACGGTTTCCGAACCAGCCTTAGGCCCCGCCACTGGCGGGGCCTTCGTGCGTCCGGGTGGTGTCTACCGGCGGCGGCGGGCGCGCGGCAGTTTCGCGAGTGACGAGGGGCGGCCGCGGGGAGTGGCGCGGACTTCGTCCCAGTCGATGGCGGGGTGGGCGAGCAGCACGTCCAGGTCGCCGGTGCGGAACAGCGGGACCGCGGGTACGTCGCGGCGCCGTTGCCAGCCGGAGTGCACCCAGGTGATCGGGGTAAGCCACTGCGAGGAGATGAGGTGCTCGAGGTCGGCGGGCCGGATGTTCAGGTAGGCGGCTGCTGCGGTGCGGTCGTGTTGCCTGCCGGTGCGGGCGGCGGTGTCGAGGACCTGGCGGTCGCGGAACGCGGCGATGTCGCGGCCGCTGTAGAGCTGGTGGCCTTTGTAGTCGCCGGCCGGGTGGAGGTGGCCGCGGCGGGCGAGTTCGACGATCGTGTCGGGGTCGACGTCGGTGCCGAGTCGGTCGGCGATGACTTCGGCGGCGCGGCTGGCGCCGAGGTCGGGCACGTCGCCGATCTTGTTGCGGATCTCGGTGATGCGCTCGCGGGCGTCGTCGACGACGTCTGCCGGCCAGCGGCCGTTCGCGCCGGCGTGCGGGATGATGCCGTCGTCGAGGGCACGGGCGAACTCCCAGCCGGTGAGGCCGATGGCGTCGGGGAATTGGCGGGGGCCGTAGTCGCGGGGCTTGCGGGCGCGCGGCGGGCTGGCCGGCGGTGGGGTCGGGTTGTCGAGCGCGTGCATGGCCTGCTGGTAGGTGAGGCCGTGCTCGGCGGCGTAGGCGCGGATGGTGTGTTTGCGGTTGCTGTTGCGGGTCATCGGACTCTCCACACACGGGGCGGCCCACGTCCGCTCCGGTCAAGTCGATGACGGTGCGGTGTGCGCGATCCGCTGAGGACCTTGCCCTCGAGCGCCGCCTCGGCGACGTGGGCGCCTGGTGCGGCTCGGGGATGGGCCAGCGCGTGCGGCCCGGCCCCTGATGGTAGGCGAGCGCGGTGGTTGGGCGCTAGGTCCTGTAGCACGTCGGCGTGGCGCGGGTGGTGGGTTCGGGGGAATGCGACGGGTTTTCGTGTCCGGATTGACACGAATGCTTGCGCCGCCCATTATGACCACATTGGCGGCGTCTGCCCTGAAGACGGGGAGAGGGGCGGCCAGCATGCCTGTGGAGCGCACCCGGCCGGCGTGGGAATTCTCGGACCGCCGCGAGCGGCTACCGCCTGATTGGCCGGAGCGGCGCGCGGAGGCGCATCGACGCAACCCGGAACACATCTGTCACTGGTGTGGGGATCCAGGGGGATCCGACCTCGATCACAAGCAGCGCGGGGATGATCACAGCCAGGACAACCTGGACTGGATCCACAACCGGCGTGACTACGAGGCCGGCAGGTCGAAGCGCAACTGCCACGGGCAGAAGACCGGCGCGGAGGGCGCGGCTGCGCGTACGCGGCTGAACCGTCCGGAGCCGGTGCATCCCGCGCTGCGCTGAGGGGAGGTCGATGGTGGATCACTCGCATCGGCCGGCCCGCGGATCGGCCCCGTCGGGCGGGCCGATGCCCAGCGAGGTCTCGGACGATCAGGGCTGGTTCGATCGGTTCGCGGAGCGGGCGTCGCAGGTGGTGTCGCGGGCGTGGTTTTTCGCGGCGTGCGTACTGCTGGTGGTGGTGTGGGCGCCGTCGTATCCCCTGTTCGGGAACTTCGACACGTACCAGCTCATCATCAACTCCGCGACGACGATCGTCACGTTCCTGCTGGTCGCGTTGCTTCAGAACGCGACCCGGCGCGGGGACCAGTCGACGCAGCACAAGTTGAACGCGATCGCGGCGGGCCTGGCCGAGCTGATGCGTGAGCGCAGCAACCCGGACGAGCCGGACGAGCAGACGTACGCCCGGGTCGCGGCGGCGCGGCGGGAGTTGGTCGCGGCGGTCGGGCTCGAGCAGCGCGAGAGCGCATAGGTAGAGGAGTGAGGATGGCTGCCCACCCGCAGCAGGACGAGAAGCCGGCCGACGCCGAGGCCGAGGTGCAGCCGGCGGCGGTGAAGAATCCGTTCCCGGCGCAGATGACCGTGCCGGGCCCGGACGGCGAGGACGTGACCGTCGAACTCGCGGTGGTCGACGGGATCGTGTACGCGCCGGGCCTGGACGAGTTGCCGCTGGACCCCGGCGTGCGGCAGTACGTGACGCAGTACTGCGCGGCCTGGACTTCCAGCGTGCTGACCACCGGCCGGATCGCCGAGCAGTGGCCGTCCACGCCGCCGCGGCGGGCGCAGCTGGTGTTCCGGGAGGCGTCGCTGCACGCGATGCTCGGTCTCGCCGGCGACGAGCGGCTGTGCCGGATCGACGTCGACCAGCTCAAAGGTGAGGTGCGGTTCGTGGTGGAGTCGCCCCGGTTGCCGCCGATGCCGTACTGGGACGGCGGGCCGCCGATCATCACGCTGCCGGTCGCGGCGCATTACGAGCCGCAGCAGGTGGCACGGTGAGCGGCGTCGACCGGGCGTACCGGGATCTGGTGCCGCGTGAGCTGGTGCTGCCGTGCGAGCAGACCGACGGGGTCGTCTCGCTCGAGGTGGTGATCGGCGCGGACCCGGTGCGGGTGTATGTGCCGGGTCTCGACGACGTGAAAGGTGTCCTCGCGGTCGGGTCTGCGGAGCTGGTGCGCTCGTACTGCTCGATGTGGACCCGGTTTCTGGCGCTGGCCGGGTCCGGGGTGCGGAGGTCGGAGCCGTGAAGCAGTCGGATACCCGGGCGCCGGGCCGGCGGCCGCCGTCGTTCGGCCGGTCCGAGGTTGAAGGCGACCCGGTCGAGGACATGACGGTCCGGGGCGGGCAGGCGCTGCACCTGGTGCTGCACCTGGACGTGATCCCGTCGGTCGAGTCGTTGGACGCGCTGCGGAAAGCGGTCGCGGCGGCGACCCGCGACGGGGTGCTGGACGGGTACGCGGCCGCGTTCACTGAGATGGACGCGGACGCCGGTGAGCAGCCGGGCGGTGGTCTCGGGGGTGCGCCGCCCGGCCCCGAACCGCAGGAGGTGCCCGGTGCCTGACGACCAGGACCCCGAAGAGGTCGAGCAGCAGCTGCAGGAAGCCGAGCTGGCGATCGGCGACGCGCTCTCCGACGTGCTGTCCCGGCAGGGGCTGATGGTCACGAAATGGATGTGCGTGGCCGAGGTGATCGGCGCCGACGGGTCGCGGGCCCTCGAGTCGTTCGCGTCGCCGGACATCCGCGCCTGGGACACCCTCGGCATGCTCGGCTACCTCGACGCGCGGGAGCGCGGCGCGGTAGGTGCCGAAGCGGCCGGCCCGGACGGCGGCTGATCGCCGGTTTCCGCCCCCGGCCCCGGCTGGGCACGCTAGCTTGATCCACGGAGATTCCTTGCTCCTCGGCTCGGCGGCTGGGCGGCCCTGGTTCTCCCTACGGCGCGTTCCCAAGGGTTGGCTCGCAAAGGTCCTCCCCCGAAGAGCGCGCCGTTTGCCGTCCCCAACCGGGCGGCACCTGATCTACCCCTTTGATACAGGGCCCGTCCGGGCTGCCGTCGCGCCGTAATGGTGGGCGGCCCGGGCGGGTCCTTCCGCATATCTGCCCGGCCGCCTGCCCGTAACGGGCCGCGGCCAGTTCCGCACCCGAAATGGGAGTGATCGACATGCCTGGACCGGCGCCGCAGGAACGCAAGCACGGCCGGACACCGAACGCGTCCGGTGACTGGCGTGAGTACGACGATGTGCCTTTCGAGGGGGCGCCGCCGATGCCGGCCCCGCCCGGCCGGCGTAAGACCTGGCATCGGATGGCGGTCCGGACGTGGCAGACCGCGTCGGTGATGCCGCACTGCAAGGACTGGCGGGATGAGGACTGGCTGGCGCTTGAGGTGCTGATGTTAGAGGTGCACCGGTACTACAGCGCCACCGGTGAGGAGAGGCCGTCGACGGCGCAGATGACCGAGATCCGGCGGCAGCGTAACGCGCTGGGCATCGGGGAGCAGGGCCGCCGCGAGCAGAAGATCCGGTACAAACAGAAGGTCGAGCCGGGGTTGCCCGGCGACGGGCCGGCCGGGGCGCGTGAGGTGATCGACGACGGTCAGAGCAAGCCGGCGGGCAAGGTTGTCCCGCTGCGTGACCGCAAGAAGTCGATCACCGGGCGTGGTTCCGGTGGCCGGGGTCAGGGCGAGTCGGCGACCGGCTGAGGCCCGGCGTGCCCCGCCAGATGATCCTCGCCCCCCATCATGACCAGCACCGTAGCCTCGGCTGGCTGGCCGTGTCCTGGCTGGAATTTTTCACCCGGCATGGGCCGGGTGACGTGCAGGGCCAGCCGGTCGTGCACGGCGAGGAGTACACCGAGTTCATCGTCAACTGCTACGCGGTCGGCGACCACGCCCGCAACAACCACCTCCTCTACGATTCGGCGTTTTTGTCCCGCCCTAAGGCGGGGCCCGCCGCTGCTTCGGTGGTGGCGGGCCCCGCCCGGGTAAGGGCTGCGACAAGTCGGGCCTGGCCGGACGGCTGGGCCTGTGGGAGGCGTTCGGGCCCTGCCGGTTCGCCGGCTGGGCACGCGGCGGCGAAACCTATACCGACCCGTACGGGTTCGGGTTCGAGTACGTGTACGACGAGGGCGAGCCGATGGGCCGCCCCGTCGTCTCGCCATTCATCCGGATCAATGCCACGGAAGAGCACCAAACGGGCAATACGTTCAGGACTATCTATTTCAACCTGACGGATCGGGACTGCCCGCTCTACTACTGGCCCGGCCACGACGCCGCCAAGCGGGAAATCTTTCTCGGCGACGGCGGCGAAATCCGCTGCTCAACGGCATCGGCGGCCAGCAAGGACGGCGGCCTCGAGACCTGGTCGTGCATGGATGAGTCTCACTTGTACGTAACGCCCGAATTGCGGGAGATGCGGGACGTCATCGTCGCGAACCTCTGGAAGCGCAAGCGGGGCGCCGGAACGTGGTTCTTGGAGACGACGACCATGTACGAGCCGGGTGAGAACTCGGCCGCGGAGGGCACGTACAACGAGGCCCTGGCCCTGCTGGAGGGCCGCAAGAAAAGGGGCACCCATCGCCTGTATTTTGATCACAGGTGGGGGGACGTCCCGGACCTGGCCGACGAGGAAGCGCTGCGCCTCGGGCTGCGCGACGCGTACGGCGACGCCCTGGCCTGGATGGACGAGGACTCGCTCGTCGACCAGGTGTACGACACCCGCACGTCGGAGAACCGGGTCCGCCGGTACATGCTCAACGCGCAGACCAGCGCGAAAGACGCATGGATCCGGGCACACGAGTGGGACGCCTGCGGCGACCCGGCTAAGGAGATCCGGCACGGCGAGGCCGTCACAATCGGATTCGACGGTAGCTGGAACGACGATGCCACCTGCGTCGTCATCTGCTCGGTCGAAACCGGCCACATCGAGCTCGCAGGGGCATGGGAAAAGCCGGAAGGGCCGGAAGGCGAAGACTGGCAGGTGCCGCGCGAGGAAGTCGACGCGTGCATCCACAACCTGCGCAAGACGTACCACGTTGTGGGCATGTATGCCGATCCGCCCCATTGGGACGATTATCTGGATCAATGGCATCGGGAGTTCGCGCACGAGATGTTGGTGCAGGTCAGCCCGAAACGGCCCCTCGAGTTCTGGACGAAAGCCCCGAACAAGATGGTGCCGGCGCTGGAACGGTTCCACACCGCGGTGCTGGAGCAGCGGCTGACGTTCACGCCGGCGCAGGACCGGGTCGGCCGGAAAGCCGAACTCGCGCTGACCTTGCGCAGGCACGCCCTTAATGCTCGCCGTGACCCCCGCCGGACGGGCTTGCACATCAGGAAGGAATACCCAAAAAGCCCCAAAAAGATCGACGGGGTGATGAGTGCCGTGCTCAGTTGGGAATGCCGCCAGGACGCCATCGCGGCGGGCGTACTCGACCAGATCGACGCGGCCTGGTTCATGCCGAAACGGCTGCGATGACCCCGGGGGGGGTGCCGTGCACGACGAGAAAATCCTTCTACGTACCCGGATCCTCGCGGTCATCGCCGCGCTCCGGATGCTGCTGACCGGCCGGCACGTCTACCTGTCCACCGGATGCATCGCCGGGCGGCACGACTACTGCATGCAGATGTTCGGCCTGTCCGGGCAGAAAACCCCGGCCCGGTCGAAATTCTCGAACGCGCCGTGCATCTGCTGGTGCCACGACCCGTGAGGAGGACCAGGTGGATGTGACCGCCGAACGCGCTGCCGCATGGACCGGACCGGCCGAGCAGCACGCCGAGGTGGTCCTGATCGCCCACCAGCGCCGCGACAGCGGCTGCCTGTGCGGCTGGGCCGAGCTGGGCAAATCCCACCCCGGGCACCAGGCCGCCATGCTCCGTGAAGCCGGGCTGCTCGCCGCCGGCCGCTAACCCTGGAACTCTCACCTGCCGAGCTGGGCCGGTCCGGGCTGCGTGTGGGCGCCCGGGCCGGCCTGACCCCTTGCACGACACCGCCGAGGCTCCGCGTATCTGTCATACGTGGCTGTCATCATCGACCGCTATGACCCCCCAACAGCAGCAGTACCACGGCCCGGACCCCACGACGTTCATCCTGCGCACGGTCGACGGCGCCGACCGGCCGCCCGTGGTCGAGAAGATCTACGGCCTCTGGATGGGCAACGTCATCTACCTGATGGAGCCCGGCCGGCGCCGGGAACAGTTTTTTCTCCGCTGGCCCGAGACCGGCCTGGCCTGGCAGGAGTTCAAAGACCCCATCCTCAAGCTGGTCGAAAACGGCGACCTGGTCATGTGCGCCAACACCGACCCGCCGGACCACCCCGAGTACCACCTCACCCAAGGCCATGACGGGTACAAGCCGTTCCCGAACGGGCCGACACCTCTGGTCCTGCGCTACCTGGCCACGCCGGCCAGCTCGGCCGCCTGGCGGGCCGTCCTCGAGCAGCGCAAGCGGCAGCGCGAGCAGGCGGCGGCCGCCCGCGCCCAGTTCCTGGAGCGGGTGCGGGAGGATGTCCTCGCGCAGCTTCAGGTGAAGCCGCGGTCCAGCGTGTATCTCGCCTGGAAACTGCACGTGTCCCGCGCCGACGTCACCCAGGTGGTCCTGGAGATGATCGAGGGCGGCAAGCTCAAAGGCGCGGGCCGCACGATCTGGCGCAGGTACCGGTGGGCGATCTCCGACACCGGCCAAGCCACCTGACCCGACCAAACCTGGAAGGCCCGGACCTGCACCAGGTCCGGGCCTTTCCCGTCCCTGCTAACCGCGAGGGGAGGTGAAAGAGGTGGAAACCAAGGAGGTAACCCCGGTCGCTGTCGGCGACCCGGTGGTGGTCGTCGACGAGACGTACGGCGAGCACATCGGGCTGGTCACGTGCGTGCACGGCCAGTTCAACTCGGACACAGTGCTCGCGCACACGGGCAGGCCGTACGTGCCGTGCATCAACGTCGTCTACGTGTCGAAGGACCCGGCCAAGCGTGACCCGTACGGCGCGCAGGTCGAGCGGCTGAGCTCGTTGCAGCACTTCGGCGAGGGCCCGAGCCAGATGCCCCGCCCGGGGCGCTACTGGAAGAACCTGTGATCCAGGCCGATGCGCGTTACCTGCCGCTGAGGTGGGGAGGCGCGGAGGCACCCCGGGGCGGGGGCTAGTAGAACAAGTCCCTCGGCATCCCGGCGCGGTCGGCGACCTCGTCGGTGACGTCACGTATCGCCTGGAGCATCGCGGCCAGGGCCGGGCTGATAGTCCCCTCGTGCACGACTTCGCCGGTCTCGGCGTCGACCAGCTGCCACGCGTCGGCGGGCAGGTCCGGGTCGGCGACGATCGGCACCTCACCCAGTTCGGCCATGACGCCGCTGGTCGCCTTCAGCCGGCGGGCGGCCGTGACGGCGATCGCGCCCAGGGCGTCCTCGCCGGCGGCGAGCCGCTGCGGCCGCGGCAGATCCATCTGATCGAGCTTGCGTTTCGCGGCGAGCATGTCTGCGCGCGGATCAGCGGGCCGCTCCTCCACCCAGCTGTTGAGGTAGAAGCGGTGGACGGCGTCGTGGGCGGTCGCCCACCCGCCCAGCAGGGTGTCGACGTCGATGAAGTCGTCGAACGGCGGCCCCCAGCGGTCGCGGCAGTTCTCCTCGAGTTCGCGGATCGTCGGCGCCGGGCCGCCGTCAGGGGTGAAGAACGGTGCCAGGGTGCCGGCCGGCGCGACGTAGCACCCTTCGCCGAGCTCGCGCCACGGGTCCGGCGGTTGCCAGGCCGACTTGCCGTTGCCTCTCGCACAGCTGACCCAGGTCACCGAATACGGCTCCGTCGTGGTGACCAGGTCCCAGCCGGCGAACGGGGTCCGCTGCCGTACCTGCTCGAACGTCAGCAGCGGCGGCATGCCCGTCTCCTGGGCGACCAGCCGCGCGTACCGGTCGGCGACCTGGTCGAGGTCGATCCGGGCGTCCGGCGACGGCCGGTCCGGGTAGCACACGAAGTCCCGGTCGAAGTCGGCGCGTTCGGCGTCGGTCATGCCCTCGGTGCACCGCTGGTAGTTCGCGCGGGAGATCAAATACGTCATTTCCGCAGCGTAGGTGAGGGGAGGCGCGGGTGATCCCGGACAGCGACAGGCCCTACTCCCCTGGCTGGTACTTCAAGCAGTTGATGAACGAGCTGTCCGACCGTAAACGGCAGCTGCGCCTGGAGCACCTGAACAACTACATGATCGGTGAGGCGCCGCTGCCGCGCGGCGCCGAGCGGGCGCGGGAGGCGTACGAGGCGTTCATGCGGCTCGCGCGCAGCAATTTCGCGCGGCTGGTCGTGTCGGCGCTGGCGCAGCGGATGCGGTTGACGGGGTTCCGGTCGGCGACCGAGAACGACGAGACCGGCGACCCGGAGCTGGGTTCGCTGTGGGTGCGGGCCGGGATGGACGTGATCGCGGCCGACGTGCACAAGGGGACGCTGGGCCTGTCCGAGTACTACGCGATCGTCGGGGACGTCGACGCGGACACCGACGCTGCAGTGGTCACGTCCGAGGACCCGCGGTGGATCGTCGGCATGCCGGACCCGGACAACGCGCGGCGCCTCATCGCCGCCCTGAAGATCAAGTTTGATCCGGCGGACAACGTCGACCGGATCTACCTGTACCTGGCCGGGAAAGTGTTCGCGCCGGGCGCGAACGCGCAGATCTGGGTGGCCGAGCGTCCGGCGATGGGCCGGCTGGGCCCGATGATGGGGTTCGACGAGCGCGAGTGGACGTGGGCGCCGATCCGGTCGGGTGCGCTACGGCATGACCGGTGCCCGGTGGTGCGGTTCGACAACGCCGACAACATGGGCGAGTTTGAGGCACATACGGATGTTTTAGACCGAATTAACCATCAAATCCTACAACGGATGACTATTGCCGTTATGCAAGCATTCCGGCAAAGGGCCGTGAAAGGATTGCCGTCCGTCTATCCCAACGGGCACCCGCAGGCCGGTAAAGAGATCGACTACGGGGACGTGTTCGTGTCCGACCCGGCCGCTGTCTGGCACCTGCCGCCCGGCGCCGAAATGTGGGAGTCGCAGAGCATCGACATCCAGCCGCTGCTGATCGCGGTCCGCGACGACGTCACCCACCTGGCCGTCGTCACCGAGACCCCGCTTTACTACCTGATGCCGGCCGGGGAAAACCAGTCCGCCGAAGGCGCGATCGCCCAGCGGGAAAACCTGGTTTTCAAAGCCAACGACCGGATCTCCCGGGTCACCCCGAAATGGCTCGACGTCGTCGCGCTGATGCTGCTGCAGGCCGGAGCCACCGACCGTAAAGCCCTCGCCCGGCTCGACGCGATCTGGGCCAGCACCGAGATGCTCAGCCTGTCGGAGCGGGCCGACGCCGCGGCCAAGGCCGCCAACGACATCCCCCGCCGCAGCAGGTTGCAGCACATCTGGGGGTTCGCGCCCGCCGAAGTCGACCGGATGATGACCGAATGGGCCGACGAGATGGTCCTGCAGCAGGCCCTCGCCACCGCGCTCGCCGCCGCGAACCCGGTGCAGGTGCCGCTGTCCGGGCAGCCCGCCCTCCCGCCGGGTACGTCCCGGGCGCAGCAGCTCGCCGCGCAGAACCCCGACAACAGCGGCGCCGCCGCGATCGCCGGCCGGCAAGGCCAGCAGCTCGCCGTCCCCGCCGGGCAGACCGCCTGATCAGGAAGAGAAGAAACCCCATGGAGATTCCGAGCGTCGGCCGAGACGTTCACTACGTGGCCCGGGGCAGCGCCGACGGCGTGTATGCCTCGACGTGCCGGGCAGCGAAGGTCACCGAGGTCGGTTCCGACGGCCAGGTAGGGCTGGCGATCTTCAGCCCCGACGGGCTGCTGTTCCACCCGCTGACCAAGGACGGCGGGGTCACCTACTTCGACCGGAACAACCCGCCCGAAGGTGTCGTCTACGACGGCCCGCCAGGGTGCTTGGGGTGGCCCGGATCGTGGCACTGGCCAGAACGCGACGCGGAGAAGCCGCCGGCCAACTGCGGGTGCTTCTGACGTCCCACTATCAAGTGGGCCGTTGGTTCCGGAATCCGGGGAAGGGTTGCCGGGCAGCGCGGGATCAGCTTCCCTAGGTGCACGGCGCTCTCGGATTCGGGCAGCCGTTGTCGCGGGTGTCCGATTAGCAGCGGACACCCGCCACAACCTGGGCGGCTACAGCTGCGTGAACCGGTACCAGCGCGCGGCGAGCTGGCCGGCCAGGCTGGCCCCCCAATTCGTGCGCCGGACACCGGTCTTGATCCGGCGGGCGCGGTAGTAGATCGTCCACCGGAAGCAGATCCGGTGCCGGTCGTTGAACCGCTGGACCTCGACGTCGACGGCGTCGCCCTGCCATCCCAAACGTGACCGCTCGGGGTCGCTCCCGCTGACCATCACCATGAGCAGACGATACCGGCGGGTTTGTCCAGGTATTCCCATGCAGGCCGGGGTGTCGCTGACGAAACGGCCGGCCGAGGGAAAGAAGCCCCCGACCCCAGGGGATGTGCTTCGCGCGCGCTGCGCTTTGTACAACTGCGGACCGGACGCGCTGACAGAGAGCCTCTCCAAGGTCGGGGCACGCCCATCGTAGCGGCAGGGGGCGACAGTTGACCGTCACCACCCAAACCCAGCCGCAGAACGACCAGCTGACGCCGGCGCAGCTCGCCGCGCTGCTCGCGCTGGTGAAGGCGCAGGCGGCGGTGCGTAAACAGCTGACCCAGGCGGCGTCGGCGGCGGCGCTGTCGGCGATCGCCGGGTTCACCGCGTGGTGGGACGCCGACGCGGTCACGCAGGTGATCGCGGACATTCTGCGGGTGGTGCAGCCGCTGCAGCGGCAGGCCGCGACGATCACCGACGGGTATCTGACCCGGGCGGCGACCATCGTGTCCGGCCGGTCGCAGCGGGCGGCCGGCGCGGTCGACGTGCGGGCGCTGCGGCGGGCGATGACCGAGGAACTCGCCGACCAGATCCTCGCCGGCGCCGTGCAGGCGGTCCGGGTCGACCTGGGCGGCCTGGCCGAGCATCCGTCCCGGGAAGTGCAGGAGTCCCCGCCGTGGGGTCTCGAGGACGGCCGGGAAGCGTTGGACCCGGCCGAGCCGTACGGGCGGGTCGCCGACGGGTACCGGTGGCAGACCACGATGGCCGGCGACAGCCCGGAGAAGGCGCAGCAGAAAGCCGGGGTGCGGATCGCCGCGGTCGCCGAGACGGATGTGACCTTGGCGGTGAGGGCTCAGTACCAGAAGACGATGTCCGCGCACGGCGCGATCGGGTGGCGGCGGATCCTGCATCCGGAACTGTCCGAGACAGGACCATGCGCGCTGTGCGTGGTCGCCGCCGACCGCATCTACAACACCGAGGACCTGCTACCGATCCACAACCGCTGCGTTTGTGAGGTTTTGCCCGTTTATGTCGGGGCGGATCCGGGGTTGAAGCTCAACGGCGACGACCTGGCCGCGCTGTACCAGGCGGCCGGCGGGAAGAACCGTGAGCAGCTGCGGCAGGTCAGCGTGGTGCTCACCGAGCACGGCGAGCTCGGCCCGATCCTGGTGCACGGCGACCAGCACTATCGCAGCCCGGAAGAGGTCGCGCGGGCGTACGCGTCGTCGCGGCGGGTCCGGGAGCAGGCGATCCTGGCCGACCTGGAAGAGCGGTTCGACATCACCAAGCTGCGGATCGACCGAGGTGATCCGCTGGATCGGACGCTGCGGTCGCAGCAGAAGCGGATCGCGGAGTTGAAGGCGTCCCTCGGCGTCAGCTGAGGAGCTTCCCACGAGAGGAACACCCACCCCCCCAATGAACCCCCCCACTACCGACCCGTTTGCTGTCCCGGCGGACGATTCCCGCGCGGAGCAGCCGCGCGGCGCGGTCATCGAACTGGTCGAGCGGCACAAGGGCCGCAAACGCCCGTACACCGGCGCCGACTCGATCATCATCCCGAACCATATGCGGATCAACGGGGTCGCGATCCTCGCGTCCGTCGACAACCCGGCGACGCTGTGCGAGACCACGCTCGACGGCAAGTGCGGCAGCCTCTTCCAGGTCACCGTGCAGGTGCTGGCCCGGGCGCTGCAGGCCGGCGGCATCCCGTCGTTCACCGCGGCCGCCGAGCAGCGCAGCGACGACGACGCGGCCGCGATCATCGAGATCCCCGAGGTGGAAGCCTGGGCCGAAGGGGATCATCTGGAGCGGCACCACGTGCTGCTCAACGGGCACCGGGTGTGGACGACCGGGCAGGTCGTGGTCGGCCGGGCCGCCACGCACGGCCCTGACCGCAACGCCGCGATGGTGACCATGACGCTGCTGTGCCGGCAGCTGATCGTCGACGACGAGCCCGCCGAGCTGTACGACGCCGGCGGGACGCTGCCGGGCGGGATCGCCGTGGTCAACGACACCGGCCAGCCGATCCGGGTCGCCGGTGCCGACACGCCATGACCGACGACGAGGACGACGGGCACGACCTGGTGATGCCGTTCGTGGCGTGCGTGTCGAACGGCGGCCCGTTCGACGACGACGCGTTCACCGCCGGCTACCAGGCGGGCCTCCTCGACAAAGCTCTCGAGGTCCTCGCCGCCGCCGGCGCGAGCGAGTTACCGGCCACGGTCTTCACGCCGCTGCTGCCGCAGCTGGACCTGGTGGCCATGCGGCACGGGTTCCAGCTGACGGCCGTGCCGGCCGAGGACACCGGGACCTGGTCGTTCGTGACGTTCCGCCGCGCCGAGGAACCGGCCGGCTGAAACTTCCCGCCGCAATGGCGGGGGAATTTGGGATGCCGGGCCGTGCTTTGCCGGCCCAATCCGCCGCAAGGTCTGCGGAGTGCCGAGCCCGTTCGAGGGGTCGGCGCCGCCGGCCGCGGCGTCAGCCCGCTGGCGCAGCCCGGCATCCCGCCCCCCAGACCTGTGAAAGCCCCGCTTGTGTTGCGGGGCTTTCTGCATGTCCGGGGTCTTTTCCACGTCCGGAAGCCCGCAACGGGCGCTGGACGCCACCACACCCGAAATGGGGAAGCACGTGAACAAGCCGCATCTCGCCGACGTGATGCCCGCGCCGACCGGCGCCGGGAATCCGATCACGGGAGGCACCCTCCGGCCGATCGGGTATCGCCGTAATGGCGCGCCCATCATGCCGGTGATCGGTGGCTCCCAGCCGTTCGGCGGGCCGGTGAACGGCCCCGTCCAGCAGCAGGTCGGGCAGGTCCCCGGGCAGCAGCCCGGCGGCCAGTTCGGTCCCGCGCTGGGCGGCCAGCCGGTGCCGGTCTTCGCGCCGGGCATGCTCCCGGCCGCCGCGCCGGGCGCGCCGCAGCAGCAGCCTGGTCAGGTTCCGTACTTCGGTCCGCCCGGTGTGCAGCAGGCACCGCCGCCGATGTTCGGGCCGCAGCCGGGTCAGCCGGTGAACGGGTATGTGCCGCAGCCGTACGGGCCGCAGGGTGTTGCACCTGCGATGCCGTACGGGTTCGGGCAGCCCGGCCAGCAGCAGCAGTTCCCGCTTTTCGCTCAGCCCGCCGGTCAGCCGGCCGGGCCGCAGGGCGGGCAGCCGGCCGGGGCGGCGAACGGGCAGCAGCCCGGGGGGCAGCCCGGCCAGCAGCAGGGCCAAGCGCCCCAGGGAGGGGCCGGCCAGTCAGGTGACGGGGCGTGGGACAAGCCGTACCCGCAGAAGCCCCTGGCCGAGATGACCGAGGGCGAGCAGCTCGCCTACTGGAAGTACCACAACCGCAAGCTCGAGGACCGGGTCCGGGCCATGGGCGACTACGACCAGGTGAAGCAGCAGCTGGTCGGGTTGCAGCAGATGACCCAGACCGAGTGGCAGCGCGCGGTCATGGACGCGGAGCAGCGGGGCGCGTCGAAGGCCCTGGATCAGGCCGCGGGGCAGATGGTCGCGGTCGCGTTCCAGGGCGCGGCGAACGGCCGGATGACCCCGGACCAGATCTCGGCGGCGCTCAGCCGCCTGGATTCACGGTCGTTCGTCCACAACGGGCAGGTCGATGTGGCGGCGGTGCACCAGTACGTCGACATGATCGCCCCGGCCCGCAACAACGGTCTCGTCCCGCTGGTGCCGCAAGGGCAGCAGCAGGGTCAGTTGCCGTTGCAGCAGGTCACGCTCGGGTACCCGCAGCAGCCGTTGCAGCCGGGCCAGCCCGGCTACGGACAGCAGCCGACGTTCGGGCCGCTCGGCGGCCAGCAGCAGCCGCAGTACGGGCCTGCCGGGCTGTCGCAGCAGCCGCAGTATCAGCCGCAGCCGCAGTACGGGCAGCAGCCGTACGGGCAGCAGCTGATCGTCGGTCAGGTCATGGGTCCGCAGGCCGGGTACGGGCAGGTCCCGGTGCCCGGGGTGCCGCAGCCCTACCAGTCTGCGATGCCGATCCCGCAGCCCGTCATCCAGGCGTCCGGCCTGAACGGACTGCCCGGGCTGAACGGCCGTCAGCCCGGTCTTCCGGCGGCGACGGACTTCGGGCAGGGCCCCGCGGTTCCGGGGCCGGCGGTGAACGCCATTCAGTCCGGCGCGGCGATGGCCGCGGCACGGCACGGCAAGACCCGGTCGCAGCAGATCGCCGCGACGCGCTGACCTGAGCCTTCTGGGCTTCCGGCCTCCTCCCACCCACATCGAGAACAGTAAGGAGTAAGACCCGATATGGACATTTCTGTCCGCAGGACCAGTCGCCTCATCGTGGAAGACCGGTCGTGGCTGGGGGACGTCGACGGAACCCAGGCCACCCGGTCGATCACGCTGCGAGCGGCGGCCTTCACAAAGAACACCCACTACCCCGACGGCGTGCTGAAGTCCGGCACGGTGCTCGCGCGCTACTCGTCCGGCGCCTACGCGGGCCTGTGGGCCCCGTACGCCGGTGAGGCGTCCGAGGCGCAGACCGTCACGATCACCGGCACGCCGACCGGCGGGACTTTCACGCTGACCCTCAACGGGGAGACGACCGCGGGGATCGCGTACAACGCGACCGCCGCGGCGGTCGAGTCGGCGCTGGAGGCGCTGCCGAGCCTGTCGGCCGACGACATCTCGGTGACCGGCGGCCCCGGCCCCGGCACCCCGTACGTGGTCACGTTCGGCGGTGCGCTGGCCGGCGCCAACGTCGCGCAGATGACCTCGGCCGGGTCGTTCACCGGCGGCTCGTCGCCGGCGGTCGCGGTCACCACGACCACGGCCGGTGGCGGCACCGCCACCGACGGCACGGACGTGCCGCGCGGGTTCCTGTTCAACTCGCTCGAGTTCATCTACGCCGACGGCAGCTCGCCGACCGGCAACGTCGGCGCGCCGCTGATGGAGCGCGGCTTCATCAAGCCGGTCAACCTGCCGGCCAACAGCGGACTCGACGCGAACGCCCGGCGCGTCCTCGGCAACCACTTCATCTTCCGGGACTGAGAGGGCTAACCGGACATGTACATCGACGATTACGTTTCGCCCGCGGAACTCACGTGGTACGCCCGCGAGGTCCCCAGTCCCTACAACCTGATCCTGGACCAGTTCCTGCCGAACGTCCCGATCAACCACATCGAGGCGGAGATCGGCGAGATCACGACGACCAACCGGGCGGCGCGGTTCCGTTCATGGGACACGCCGGTCGGCATCGGAAAACGTGACTACGCAGAGTCACGGCGAGTCAAGATCCCGCCGCTCGGCCAGAAACTGCCTGTCGGGGAATACGAGCAGCTCCAGCTCGCCCTGGCGCGCACGGGCGGCAACGACCGCGCGGCGATGATCGAGGAGATTTACAAGGATACGGACAACAATGTCCGTTCTATCTACAATCGCTGTGAGGTAGCTCGCGGCGACGTACTCATGGACGGGAAGTTCACGCTCGTCAATGAGGACGGTCTGACGCTGGAGGCCGACTTCGGCCTCGACTCAGGCAACAACGTCGCCCCGTCGACGCTGTGGTCGAACTCGGTGAACGCGACGCCGCTTCAGGACATGCGGGCGTGGATGCTCACGTACTCGCTGCTCAACGGTGCCCGGCCCGGGTACGCGCTGATGAGCGAGGCGATCATCTCCGCGCTGGAGTCGGCCGAGGAGGTGCGCCAGGCGCTGTCCTACAACGGCAGCATTCTCAAGCCGTTCGCCACCGACGCCGAGCTGGCCGGGATCTTCTCCACCAACCGGTTCCCGGCGATCGTGCCGTACGACACGACCATCGACTGGGACGGCTCCAACAAGAGGGTGATCGACCAGAACAAGGTCATCTTCCTGCCGCAGAACCCGTCCGACCTCGGGTTCACGGCCTGGGGCATCACGGCTGAGGCCTTGGCTTTGGCCGGCTCCAACAACCCGGCCCTGACCTTCCAGCAGGCCCCGGGCATCGTCGCCGTCACTACGCGTGAGGGCGACCCGCCGCGGGTCTGGTCGAAGGCCGGCGCGACGGTCATGCCGATCATCAAGGACATCCGCAAGCTCATGGTGGCGACCGTCCTCTCGTAGGGCGATTTATCACCGTAATTCAGGAAAGGGGGGACTGTCGCCATGCGTCACGATCCGACGCTCGCGTACACCGTCCACCACAAGGGCCAGGTCTACCGGGCGGGCATGACCGCCGAAGACATCGGCCCGGTCGCCGCGGAGATCGGCGAGCACGCCTGGGAGGACGGCATCGCGCCGACACCCGCGCCGCACGTCGGCTCGGGCAGCCCGGTCGGGGACGGCGTTACCCCCGCCGGGGCGCCGCCGGCTCCCCCCGACCTGGGGGCGGGGGCGGCCGGAGGCGACGAGCCTGCGGCCAGCGAAGGGACCGCGGCACGCCGCGGCGGTGGCCGGGGCCGCGGAAGCGGCGCGCAGAACTGACCACCGCACGGCGACGGCCCACGCATCACCGCCATGACGCGTGGGCCGTCGCCGTCTTCCACAGATCTTCCAACTCCGTGACTGCGCGCGCTGTCCGCTGAACGCCTGACCACGAAGGGCTTATCCATGAACCTGATCCACACGGCGGACGAGCGCCTCGACGCGCTGCACGCCGCCCACGATGCCGCCCGCGCGCTGATCCCGGACGGGGTCGGCCTGGTCGGCTACGGCATCGCCGAACTGTTCGACGGCGACGGCCGGCTCAAGCAGCTGGTCCCGTTCAGCAACCTGATCACCGACGCCGGTGACCTCTACATCGCCGGGAAGATCATCGCGGCGATCTCGCCGGCCAACGCGTCGGCGCCGACGGCCGCCAACGGCATGAAATTGGGTACCGCGTCCACGGCGGCGACCAAGACCGACGCGGGCCTGGCCACCTACCTGACCGCCAGCAACGCGGCGTTCGACTCGTCGTACCCGCAGACCGCCAACCTGGGCAGCACGCTCGGGGTCAACGCCGTCTACAAGACGACGTGGGCGGCCGGAACGGCCACCTCTAGCACGATCAACGAGGTCGTCATCGTCAACGACCAGGCCACCAACGCCGACTCGTCCGCGGCGAACACCTACTCCCGCGCGGTCTTGACGACCGTGAATAAGACCAGCTCGGACAGCCTGGCCGTGACCTGGAACTGGAAGGCTCTCGGTGCTTAGAGATCAACATCGCTGATACAAGTTCCACGTTATAGACTCTTCCGCGTGAAGACATGCGGAAGAAAAGGTTGCGGGCGACCCGTCAAGGCCCGTGATCTCTGCGCCAGCGACTACGCGGCCGCTCTGCGCAAAGGCGAGATCCAGCGGATCAGGTCATACCGGCGCCCCGCTCCGAAGGACGGCCAAGTTTGGTGCACGTCCTGCAAGCAGTACCGGCCCGAAGCGGACTTCCGCTGGAACCAGCCGCGGAACAACTGGGACCGCAGCTGCCGCGAATGCAAGAACGTCGCCTATCGCCGTTGGTACGACGGCGATGCCAAGGACCAGAAGCCGGATACGCCAGCAGATGTCGAGCGCAGGGCAAGGCGTGCTGCCTACATGCGAGAGTGGAGCAGCCGGAACCGGGACAAGGTACGGCTCAAGGCGACCCTCCGCAGTTGGGGCCTGACCGAGGAGCAGTACTTCGGTCTGTTCGAACGGCAGGATCATCGTTGTGCGGTCTGCCGTACTCCCCAACGCCCAGATCGTGCTTTGGCCATCGACCATTGCCACGAGACCGGTCGCATCCGTGGCCTCTGCTGCCAGGACTGCAACCTAGGGATGGGTCAGTTCGCCGACGACCCGGACCTGCTCGAAGCAGCCGCTCGATACCTGCGAGCTGGCGGCGTCGTACATGACGAAGAACTACGGGTAACGGTGGACAGCCACCGAGTCCGCCGCACCGCGATACGCGATGCCGAGCGGGCGCGGGTCATAGAGGAGTGACATGAGCCACGACAGTGCAGGCCTCACCGACGAGGTACACGCCGAACTCAACCCGGCCGGCCCCGAGCCGGACTACGGGCCGCAGCCCGCGCCGATCCCGGCCCGGCCGTCCGACAACGCCAGCGTCGAGAAGTGGGTCGACTACGTGGTGGCGCTCGGCGCCGACCGCACCTTCGTCACCGAGACGACCGTGCACCGGGTCGACGCGCTCGACGCCGTGGAAGTTCCGGCCCTCAAGCGCGCCCAGCTGATCGAGTTGGCCGACCGGCTCGGCGGCTGACCGCCGCACCCCGGCACGGTGGGAGGGGTGAATGGCGAACTGGCGCGACTTCTTCCACGAACCCGATCCCGACCTCGAGCCGCCGGACGATCCGAACCTGCGGATGCTGCTGGCCACCTGCTGGACGATCCTGGCGCTGCTGGCCTACTCGATCGCCGGCGGCGTGCCTGGTGACTGGCACGTGGCGGTCGCGGTCGGGAAGTCCGGGCTGAGTATGGAGGCGGGGCGGCGCGCCATTCAGGTGCGGGTCGGGCGGACCCCGACGTGGCCGGACGCGTCCACGACGGGGGTGCCGGCCGGGACGACGCTCACCTCGTACACCGGGCCGTGCACGATCACCGCCGACAACACGGTGATCGACTCGAAGTCGGTGAACTGCGCGCCGGACGGGATGACCGTGCGGGCCGGGAATCTGGTGATCCGCAACAGCATGGTGACCGGCCCGGTCCGGCTCGACACGGACCGGTCGGGCGCCGCGGGCTGGTCGTTCTCGGTGACCGACTCGGAGGTCGACGCTACCGAGGTTCAGGTGGCGGCGATCTGCTGCGGGAACCTGACCGTCACCCGGGTCAACGTGCACGGCGGGGTGACCGCGGTGCAGTGCGAGGCGTCCGGGCCGACCTCGGGCGGTGACCTGACCCCGGACTGCATCGTCCGGGACTCCTACCTGCACGGGCAGGGGATCCCGGTCAACGCGCAGTGGCACCTGGGCGGGTTCCTGACCGAGGGCGGCGACAACCATGTCGTGCTGGATCACAACTACGTGATCTGCAACGCGCCCGTCTACCCACCGGACGGTGGCTGCACGGGTGACATCAACCTGCTCGGGCACTTCGGGATCATTCACGACATCACGATCAACAACAACAAGCTGGGCGCCACCCCGAACCTGAGTTATTGCACTTTTGGCGGTTCCGGTTTGGCTGACTATGGCCCGCAGGCCCACGACATCGTCTACACCGGCAACGTCTTCGAGCGCGGCACCACCGGGATCTGCGGCCAGTACGGGCCGGTCACCGACTTCGACCAGTACCGGCCCGGGAACATCTGGACGAACAACCGCTACGACGACGGCACGGCCATCCCCCCGCCCTTCTGAGGAGGTGCCATGCCGCAGCTCGCCGACGTCCCCATGTTCGTTTCCGATTTCGGGACGAACCCGGTTACGACTGGCAGCTTCACACCCGGCGACGGGGAGGTCATCGTCGTCTGCGGGGCCTGCTCCGACGGCACCGTCAGCATGGGCACCCCGACCGGCGGCAGCCTGTCGTTCGGCGCGGCGAAGGCGTCGAAGGTGCCCGGCGGGTTCGCCGGCAGCGTGGTCATCTACGCGGTGCAGGTGGGCACGTCCCCCGGCTCGATGACGATCACGTCCACGCCGTCCGGGACCGGCGCCCCGCACTCGATCACCGTGTCCCGCTGGCTCAACGCGGCGCTGGCGACCACACCGGCGTCCGGGACCGCGCAGGGGTTCTCCGGCGCCCCGAGCGCGTCGCTGACGACGACCGGGGCGAAGTCGATGCTGGTGTGGGCGTCGTCCGACGTGCAGTCGACCGACCCGGCCGGCCGCGCCTACCTGGGCTCGGCGGTCGAGGCCGGCATCTACGACGGGCATGGCGGGAGCAACGGCGTCCACTACTTCGCCCACCAGCTGGTCAACACGGCCGGGTTGCCCGCGACGTTCGGCCTGTCGGCGCCGACCCCGCAGCAGTGGGTCATCGCCGGTATCGAGTTGCTGGACGTGCCGGTCGAGTGGGCTCTCGGCTACGACATCAAGATCGGCTGAGTCCAGGCCATGCGGCCTCACGGGAAGCGGGGTGACCCGTGACGATCGCCATTCGCGGCACAACACCCCTGGTCGTCACCGACGGCACCGGGGCGGCCACGATCTCGGGGACGTTGACCGGCACACGGCAGCCGCAGTCCGGCGACGTGCTGGTGATCTTCCACGGGAACAACTACTTCACCCTGTCGGCCATGTCGACACCGACGGTCGGCGGATCGTCGACGGGCGTGACCTCGCTCGCGACCGCCGACAACGGCACCAGCAACGCACACACGAAAGCGTGGTACTACAAGGTCACCTCGACCGGTGACGTGACCGTCGCCGCGAGCGAGACGGGCCTGGCGGACGAGGAGAAGTGCCTGGTCGTCTACGTCCTGTCGGGCGTGGACACCGCGGTCACCGACGGCACACCGGCCGGCGCCAACGGGGCCGCGACGACCAGCCCGACCGCGCCCGCGGTCACCACGACGCAGACCAACTCCTTCCTGATCTGCCACACCAACTCCGGCGGCAGCAACAGCGCCGGAACGTACACACCGCCGTCCGGCATGACCGAGCAGTACGACACGGCCGTCAGCGGCGCGCTGTCCTGCTCGGGTGCGACGTTGCAGCTGTCCGCGTCCGGGTCCACCGGGACCAAGGCGTTCACCAGCCAGTTCTCGCAGCCGTACACGGCGGTCACCGTCGCGCTCAAAACCGCGTCGAGCGGCTCCAACTTCACCGCGACGGTGAACGACACGGCCGGGCTGACCGACACGGCTACGGCGGCGTCCGGGTTCACCCGGTCGGTGAACGATACGGCCGGGCTGACCGACACGGCGGCGGCCGGCGTCGGCTACGGGCAGGCGGTCACCGACACGGTGGGCCTGGTTGACGCGGCCACCAGCGCGGCCGCGTTCGGCCGCACGGTCGACGATCCGGCCGGGCTCACCGACACGGCGAGCACGGCGGCCGCGTTCGCGCGGACCGTCGACGACCAGGTCGGGCTGGCCGACACCGCGGTGGCCGGCGTCGGCTACGGGCAGGCGGTCACCGACTCGGCCGGGCTGACCGACGCGACCGCGCTCGGGTTCGGGCACATCGTCGACGACTCGGTCGGGCTCACCGACGCGGCCAGCGCGGCCGCCGCGTTCGCGCGGACCGTCGACGACCAGGTCGGGCTGGCCGACACCGCGAGCTCGGCGGCGGCGTTCGCACGCACGGTCGACGACCAGGTTGGGCTGGCCGATGCTGCGGGCACGGCGATCGCGTCCGGGTACACCGCGACAGTCGACGACCAGGTCGGGCTCACCGACACCGCCAGCACGGCGGCCGGGTTCGCCCGGGCGGTGACCGACACGGCCGGGCTGACCGACACCGCGTCCGCGGCGGCGGCGTTCGCGCGCACGGTCGACGATGTGGCCGGCCTGGCCGATGACGCGTCGACGAGCCTGAACGCTGGCGGGTCCGCGTACACGAGGACCGTCGACGACCAGGTCGGGCTGTCGGATGCCGGC